GTTTCCCAGTCACGATCGAACCCGCAAATAAATATGTTACAACTGGTCGTACCGATCCTGATAAAGCTGCCGCAAATCCAGACTTGGCGTTTGCCGCTGCCATTGCTTTGTATATACCCTCTGATTCCGCAATGTCTGCTTTAGCATCTAACTCATCTAATTTTAGAGAAGATAGCTGTGCAGCGTACTTACCTTTTGCCTCAAGCATTTTAAGTTCTTGCGCGTCTTTTTGTTTTTGTTGAAAAAGGTCAAGAATAGAGGGAATGATAGAAGTACCAAATCCTAGTGCTGCTCCTAATAGTGATAACATTTTATTTACCTACCTTTTTTTGAGCCTTCTTATGTGCAGCAGTAAACGTTTCGCCGCCTTTCATAAGTTTTCGCATCATTGTCATATGTGCGCTAGAGTGATGATTAGAATGTTTTTTTAAGGTATCTTTTTGTTTTTTTGTAAGTTCTTTCATTTTTTACCTATTTTTTAAAGTTTTTTCTTTTGTTTTTTTTTATTACAGACTTTAATGTTTTGGCTTGTTTTGCGTGAGACTTAGATGCTTTATCTAAGCCCTTTATAACTTTTTTAATTTTAGCAACTTCTCCCATTTTTTCTCCTATTTTAATTTAGTTTTAGATAAAGCCGTAGCTCCCATAAAACCCACTACTACGCCTAACTGGGCTACAATAAATGTGTTTAAAAAACCTGACGCGGTGGCAACTCTGTCTATAGCCACAACTGGAGTTAATAAGACAATGACCGCTACAATCGTTACAACCATTGCAATCCACGCCATCATACGTTGCGTGTCGGCCAACTTGTCTTCGTTCTCAAGTCTGACCCATCGTTCATGGCGATCAAGTTCTTCGTCAGTAATAACACCATCACCATCGGCATCCGCCATTGCATACTTACTATTTTCCTGTAGCTTTTTAGCCATTACGTTATCCTTTTACGCGGTTTCTTTGCAGTTTTAGCCGCTTGCTTAAAAGCGTTAGCAGTAGGAGCGCCTTTAGACCCCGGTTTACGCATTTTCTCTCCAGACCCTCCGGCAATTCGATCTCTTTTTTTATGAATGTTTGCATAAAGACCTGTAGATCCACCGCCTCTAAATTTTTTTACAGGTTTTTTCTTAGTGGGTTTTTTACCATAATTCATTTTGTTAATCTCCTATAAATTAAATAGCTCCAACAGCATTTAGAGCCGCCAACACAAGTAATACGTTCATTATAATAATCATACTTTAAACTCTCTATTTAGACAATGGATTGTCAAGCGCTTCTTGTAAACGCTCGTTTAATTTATCTTCAAGCTTAGTCATATCTTCTTCTATTCTTTTTTCTACTTCTCGCATTGTATCACGAACATCCTTCTCTGTCTCCCTATTTAAAGTTTCAACTTCTCTTATGGCAGATGTCACGTCTTTTTGTACTTGATTCATTTCATTAAGAACGTCTTCTAACACTAAGTCTATAGATCCTTGCGTAGTTTTTATACGCTCTGAAGATGTTTCAATCTTTTTCTCTAACTTATCAATGTATCCCTCTAGTTTAAGCAAGTCATCTCGAAGGTTGTTCTTAATGTCTCTGGTGTAAACAATAGCGTCATCTAGCTTAGACAAAACTAATGCGTTCTCAGCTTTGATTTCATCTATGTCTATTTCTTGTACCACTTCCCGTAGGTCAAGATAATCAAAGTAAAACTCATAACCAACGTATGCAGAGCCCGCCAGTGTGCTTAATGCTGTGACCGCAATACCAATTTTACCAAAGCCAGAAAACTTTACGCCACCTACTTCCATGTCAGCCATAATTTTCTCCTTACTCGAATGCCAGCTCTCGTAGCTTATTAATTTCTTGTTTTAACTTCATTACTTCCAACTGCTTCTTCTGTAGCTCTAGTTCATAAAGCCTGTTGCAATCTATCCTAGACTTAGCTCTTTTGCCTAACGGTATCGTAATTTTGCTGTAAATGCCAATATCTCCAGTCTTTCCACTGTTTTCTATTGTACCTCCCTGAATGATACTCGTAAGGCCAAATTCAATATTTGTGGCAGATCCAATGGCATTGCTGCAATCCAAATCCCCTGATCTAAAAGAATCTGATTGATAGTTTGTACCAGAATTAGGTAACGATAAACTCAATGAGTTTGATGTCGAGTCTGCAAAAGCAGACTTTGCAACCATTAATAATACTATAAACCATATTCTCATTTAATTTACTTTGGAACAAATCCTCGACGCTATTTGACTAATTTGTTCCTCTCCCTTGAGTATTTTTGAAATTGTACAGATATACTGTACCCTGTCTAAGTCTTCATTTCGCACATACACCTCAAACGGATATCGTTTAGTGTAACGCACCTTTATAAGTTTTGAGGTTGATGCAAATGGAATTTGCTTCCAATCCGCAGTAAACACACCAATCTCAAAATAAGAAATTTCACTTCGCCTGTTAAAAAGAGACATCTTTGTAACCGACACGCCTTCAATATATGACAGTTTAAACTTGGGGTATGCCGGTGTCATCTCGTGCGCGTGGGCTTGAAACCCAAGCAACATAAAGATTAGTGCTACTTTGCAATACATTCCGCTACAATCATTGCTGTATAATTACCTGCTGGAAGTGCCGTGTTATCCGCTGAACCATAAGAAGCAGTTGACGCCACCTTAAACCACGTTGAGCCAGCCAATGTCATATTGTACGTTGTGGTGTTGGAAACAACAACTTTAGCGGCTTCATAGGCTGACATCCCAGAAACAGAATGCGAACTTACTGTTGTGCTTCCTGTCCACGCTACGCCGTCAGTTAAAGTAGGTGAAGAGCTAAAGCTGTTTGGATGGGTAAACTTTGTTTTGTAGTAGTCAGCGGCAGCAATATCTACTCTTATGATTGCCTCTACACCACCGTCAGAAGCGGTTGTAGAAAGTTTCCAAGGTGAGGGGTTTCCGTACTCACCGGGTGTAGTAGTATATATAGAACAGTTAGCTTGCACCAAACCGTTAATTGGTGAATTGACTGCCCAAGCGCAAGTAGCTGACAGCAAAAATAGTACAGGTGTTATTTTTTTAATCATGATCTCTCCGTTGTTTAGTCGTCATACTGTGATCTAACAATACTTCTGTGAACGCTATCTTGGGTCAGGTTTCGTAACCCACTAAAATTGTCCTCTATAGTACCGCCTTCTATGGTTAAATTATCTTTATACACACCACCATCTATAACAACATTGTAGTATAGTTCAAGTTTTCCGACAGCCGCTATCTGTTGCATCATGTTTAACTGTTGCATAGGATCTGCAATTTTCTCTGCCGCACCTGCTACAGAAAGTATTTCTTCAACGCTTAACTCTTCACTCTCTTCTTCCTCTTGAGCCTCCAAAGCCTCCTGCTCTTCTGCCTCTGCCTGTTCATCAAGTTGGATCTGCACCCACTGATTATAAAAAGGATCATCAACATTAGGGGAGTCCAACAGGTTGTTGTCTAACAAATATTGATACAGCGCGTCTTTAAAGTCTGGACATGTCGGATCGCTGAGTGGTGTGTGGCATGGATCAAACTTATAATGGTATAGGATAGTAACATCTGATAGTGACCCGTCGCCTGTTACCTTTATCTCTCCATTGCCAAACAAATTACCAAGAGTAGAGGGTATTGGATCATATGTGACTTTAGTACCTCCGGGGATCCTATTCCAATCATCTGTGTACTCGTATATATAACCGTCACTCCCTATTTTTTTATTAGTAATAGACACAGTAGAGTCTTTTGTTGCATCTTTTGTAAGTGTGTATCGGTGAAATATTCCTTCAACTGTCAAACCAGTTTGGCTTGGCAGTAGGTTATTCATTACCCATGTGTGAGCCTTGGAAGCTGCGTTTTCTGTATTGCCGTATATGTTCTCAGAGAAGCAGTAATAAGGCCAAGAAAAGACCGCCAATGCCAGCAGCACCTTTGGCAGTGTTCTTGTCATCTTCATCCCATTCCTCCTTCTTACCTGCAACATACCCCGGCACAAGATGCGGGTTGTTTTCCCACTCCGTCTTAGCCGCATCCCCCACAAGACCGTTGATCGGACAAGGCGTACCAGAGTTTTTCATCGCCAAATGTATTCTTTTGTCCTCACACATTATTGCCACAGCACTTACCTTTAGTCCCATGTCGTACATAACCTTGGCGTTTTTAAGTCTTTCACAGTTTAAATCTCGCACTGTCTTACCAGCACTAATACCAAGGATCTGTGTCTGCACAGCTCCTGCCACAGAAATATGACAGGTATCTGAGTTTGATGAGTTAATACTGGGAGCCATAGCGGATGGTGGTGGAGACTTAACGGTAGTCGTGCTGTCTATCTTAGAGTTAGTTGTGGAGTTTGTGTTGCTGTTTGTCTCGATACAGTTACTGTTTGTTGCACTATCACAAGGTACAGTTTGTGCGTAAACCATCGGAACTAATACTATTAAAAATAAACATATTAAAAAAGCCCAAGTTATATAGAGAAAAGATTTTTTCATGTTTTATTCCTTATTGGCAAACGCTGACCCTGTCAGAATAGCACCAAATGCCAGATGAAACAATCCACCGCCCAATAACGTAAATGGCTCGTGCTGCCCGGTCAACTTTTTCATTAGCTCCATTTGAACCATAGGTTCTGACGTAGCGTTAATAATATCCATGAATTGGGAGATGTCTGGCCTGTTTAATCCCCACCACACTGGGCAAAACAAAAAGTCATAAAAGCAAATTAATAGGTAGAATATGAGCGCAGTCCAACGCCAAGTCAGCGTGGACTTCTGTTGAGCTGTAAGTTGTTTGCTCATTTAAATACAGGGTGGTGTACACATCGCTCTATCTACACCGTAGAAAATTACAGCAATAAATATAGCTATTCCCAACCCTATCCATATCCATTTGTTTTTCATTTCTTACTCCAAGTACAGAAAGGCTCTCCCAACTTGAGAGGGCAGTCCGCCGTAAACCCGGTGCATCCTGTTAACAGCAAACCAAAAATAAATACTCTTAGCACTCCAAATAACTGCCGCCCTTAATTGCAGCACCCATGCCGCGAGCAGTTCCTCGTGTCATTTTCATTGGTATTTTTGCTTCAGCAGTTTTACCATACGGAATGCGCCCTTGTCCTTTAATATCAGCATATGTAACCGCTGCTGGTGTTTTAGGTGGTGGGGCTCCATTTACATTTATTTTGCGATCTTTCATATTAATCTCCTTGTTGTTTAAGTAATTCCCGTTGCATCGCTGAATCAATACGGGCTTGAGTCTGGCGTTCTTGCGCCGCCAACCGTTCGCCAAACTGGCGATTGCGCATTTGCAAGGATTGCGTATCCAGTTGTATTTTCTGTGCATCTGTTTGCGCATCGTTCTGTTCAGCTTGTGCTTTAATCTGAAGCTCTTGCTCTTTAAGCTGTACCAGCGGATCAGGCCCTTGCTGACCTTCCCCTGAGATTTGTGCAGATAGTTCTTTAACCTGCTGCATACCCTGCGCAATAAGCTGCGCCGTTAAACTATCCATCGCTACCATATCTTGCTCCGGATTCATTTCCTGCCCAGAAGCCTGCATTTGTTGGGCAAGTTGTGCCGCTGCCTGCTCTTGAGCCTGTATTTGTATGTGTTGCAAAACATGTTTTTGTAGCGTGATTGCAACCGGCGGCAAGCTGCCAACCATAGGAGATGCACCAAATATCATATGCGCCATAATATGCGCTTGGTGGTCCTGACCCTTAAATGCTTTTAAATCTAACATATCCAATGCATTAATGTTTTCCTTGGCAGGGTCCGTGGGCATCGGTTCGCTATCAGGCAACGCTGCCATTATCCGATCTACATCCATCACGCCTAACGCTTCATACATATCGCGGTAAACCTCATGCATGTTATGTAACTCAGGCGCTGCACCCGCTAACTGTAACTTGGTCTGCGCTAACAAAATACGCTGGGATTGACTAAATACATTCGGATTTGACACAGGTATTACATCCACCCTGTTATCAAAGTCAGATGCCATAATCTTTGCATCGTCGCCCGCAACAGAATAAGGATACTCTTGTGGCAAACTATCGTGCATAACCCGCGCAAGTATCTTAAACTCAAGCCGCATTGCATAATGCAACCGTTTGTGAACCGCGGACATCACCCGCGAGCCCTGTTCCAACATTGCCATCGTCGTACCAACAGCCGCGTTCTCATTGCCGTCGCCAACTTTCATATCCGTAATGGTTGCAAAACGTTGGCCAGCATTGACCACAAACCCTAACAAATTAAACAATGTCTGGTCTGGGCCTTTAAAAGGCAGCGGCATTAGGCTGTCACGAATAGCCCCTCCGGGAGCATCCACATCGCGGAACTCACCGGGCTGAAGCGGATCATCGTCGTCTCTGATCCGTAGTCCGCGGGCCTTGAAACCCGCAGGGAGGTTGGACAACGTACCGGCGTCGATAAGCTGCCTCAGTGCCGCTGTGGCGGTTCGTGACAACCCGCCAATAGTGTGGATTAAACCTAGTCCATAGAAACCAAATCCGGGCAAAAACTTGTAGTGTACAAAATATTGTATTTTTTTCTTTTGCTCATCATCTTCACGATAGTTTCTACGAATAGCTAAAATCTGACCATTGTCTTGCGAAATTGTCACAATATACGGTACTTTAATCCCGGTCGGCTCCCCGTCCTCATCGGTTTCTTCATAACCCTCTAAGTCTAAATCAACATGGCACTCAAGTATTGTGCAGTCATAATCAATGTCGTTGGGCTCAAAACCCTCTATTTTATCTAATTCTCTTGTAACATCCCCTAGTTCTTCCTGTGCAGGTATAACATCCACATCTAAATAAAACCCAGATACCTGCTTCTTGCGTAAATCATTCAATGACATACGAACAGATTGCGTAATATTAGGACATGTATCTAAATCTGACGTGTCATACGGTACAACCAAGTTCTCCGCAGGTACAAATTTACTTACCGCACGATCCATAACCTCGTCGTAATATACTTTTTTAAACGTACTACCCGCTAACGGTAAATAAAATAACATTTGATCCATGTCTGGCGTGTAATCATCCATAACACAGGTCAAATAATAATTCATAAATTGCTTGACACGTTGCGATTGTGCAACTTTTTCTATAGTTTCTTCGCCCATAACCTGTGTTTTTACAGGGCCCCCAGAAGGCAATAACTCATTAAACGCTTGCGCTTGAAACTGCGTGGCAGCCTCCGCCAACAAAGGATGCGTCACGCCAGACGCACCCCTAAAAGGCTGCGTTCGCTCAGAATAACTAAACCCGAGTAACTCCAAACCATTAGAATACGTGTCTTCCCACTCCTGACGACTGGCCTTATTAGAATCATATTCGCCCGTTAACTCACTAGAAATACGTCCAAGCTCGCGTTCAGGTATCTCTTCAGCTAAATTCATGTAAAAATCATCGCTATCGCCGCGCTCGTCACTCGGATCAAAATCAATAACCACACCGCCATCATCTTCCGGTGTAATCTCAATACCACCCACATCTTCCGCTTCTATCATCGCCATTACATTGTTCTGGCTATCAGGCAACTCTATTTCAATCTCGGCCCGCAGATCGTCTTCGTCTATTTCAGAGGGAATACTGCTTACATTTGAGTCCATTAAAGAACTAGCAAAACCTGTTTTGTCTTCTTCAGCCATTACATTTTATTCCTTAATTGTTTAAAAGGGTCCAACGATACCACACCGCCGTCCATGTAAATAGACGGAACTTCATATTGAGTAGATGTGTCGGGTTGTTGTATTTGTAAATTTTTAATTAGATAATCTCGCGGATCTATTGTATTTACCGGATCTATCGGATCTATAACGGCTGGCGGTGGGTCAGTGCTTTGAAAAACAGCTTCTTGCCCACCCTCGGGAGGGCCCCCTTGGCCCGCTTCGTTCATTGCATCCACATAACTTTGAACATCTCCTTGCGATCCCGACAAACTACCGCTCCGTTGTCCGCGGTATCCTATTGTTGTACCGTCTGATCGTGACTGGGAAAC